TAATAACTTCTTCCTCTATCTCTTTTGCTTCTGCTTTCATCATTGTTCCCCTTGATGTTAGGTAGTCTGTGATATGCCTCACAGTAGCTTGCGTTTACCTGTTCGCCTCAGTTATCTAGCTTTACAGTGCTAGGCTGTCTTACGCTTACTCTTCTTCTTAGCCATATTTGGGACATCTCCCAGATATTTCTTCTTTGGTTTCTTTAAGGGTGGATTCTTTTTCTTCTTTGGCATTGTCTGTCCTTTATGCTTGTCCGTATAGTTCAGCCTTGATTGCTTCATCTGACATTCCAGTAATGGGCTCAACAAATTCACTCATTTTAGTTCTGGTTTCCATGTCCTTACTGAACGTATTCATATTGTCCATTTGTATCTTTGCATCTGCTAAAAATGCTTTAATCTGTGCTTCCATTCGTTTAGTCTGTGCCTCAAAACTATCGACCTTATTTGCTGTGTCTTTGTTCTGGAACTCTAACTGCATTTCAACGCCCTTGCGTTTCTGCTCCAATAGTGCGGCTTCACCCTTCATTTTCTCACCCAGACCCATAAGCATTTCCGCTGAAGGTTCTTTCTGTTGGTTCTGAGCCTCTTCAAGTTTGGCTTCTTCTTCTTCATCTTCAGGTTTTCGATATCCCTTCACCAACTGTTCGTTTCTGACCCAGTCTCTAGTATCATCAAAATCTACACCGTCCATCAAAGACATATACTGAAGTAAAAGCATGTCATATTTTGGATCTGCTGGGTTAATACCAGCCATTAACTTCTCTATCCGGTCAAGTGTCTGGTCTTTCTGTGTAGAATAACTTGCTGAAATTGATGAATATACTTTGAATTCTAGGTTGTAAATATCGTTTAATGTTACAAGCTCCCCTGACTCAGCATCGATAATCTGATCCATCATCTTGACTTTTTTACGTGTTCCATTTTTCAGTTCAATATTAGCTTGACGAGGTACGTCATATGTCTCAGCATACATTGAAGCGCAGATTTCACCATCTCTGCGTTTCCCATGTTTCCGGTGTTCCTGATATGTCACGCTCTGTAGGTCAAGTCTTGCCTGAAGTGCTAGAATAGATTTAGTTGATAGGTCAACATCTGCGATGTCTTGTGTTGTACCAGGATTCGCCCCCTCTTCCACCGCTTGCCGTGATAGGTCAATACTTGCTGCTAATGCTGGTGGGAGGGGAGAATCTGGCATTTGTGCAATTGGGCCTTGTAATAGAGGTCTACCATCTGCGCCCTTGCTATTCATCAAAACATAAGGGTAATTATTATCAACACCGCTCACATTATACATATGTTCATAACCCTTAATCTGTTCTTTTGTAAGTACGGGTTTTGCTCTTGGTGATCTGCTTACAATATCAGCCATATAAGAAAAATTGAAATTACGAAGAATCTGCCCATCTATTTTACTTCTGACTACACCTTTCCAAGTTTCTTCACCACCAACAATTGCATGTTCTCCATATATTGGAACTACTGGAATGTGTTCACCGGCTATTATAACGCCTTCACGTTCGCCATCTTTACCAATCTCACCATTTAATATCTCTCTCCCGGATACAATATACTTTCTGACTTCCCAACGATTAATGGTTTTATCACCTTCTATTATCCATCCTTCGTCAATCATGTCATCCATAACGTCTTTAAGATCAGACTCAAACATGGTAGTTTCTTCGCCAACAGGGTTTATCATGTTGAGAATTTTGGTCTTTACTAATTCTTTATGATAGAAAGTAGAAAGATAGAACGTCTTGTCTGAGGTTACCCAATTAAAAGACTGTTCAGGATATGCAAAAGATGAAACATTAAGGGCCTTTATCTCTTCATCTGTTAGATCCTCATCTGTTAACTCTTTATAGACCGATATAAACCCGTCTTCTGTGTATCCTGTTAAATGCGAGGAGTAAAAAGCGTCTGATTTATCAAGAAGTCTTGCGCTTGGATCAAAGAATAGATTATTGTTTGCTTCGTAAATTGGTCTTCGTCTTACCACTTGATTTTTACTGTCATCACGAACAGACTCGTATTTAGTGTAAACCTCCCACGCACCGAATCCGCATACAATCATTTCCTGTTCAGCATTATTAAAGGCTTCGATTGATGTATTGTTGTGACTGTCTGCTCTGTAAATTCCATCTAACAGCTCTGCTGCATCGTCTCTATCTTCGTCAACGGGTTCAAAGTCATTCTGTACAGGATTAGACGTTAAATCACCCTGAACACCCTTCACGGACTTACTGACAAGATCAAACTCACCACGATACCCAAGCTGACACCGATCTTTCATTTTATCAGTCCATTGGGATACGTTGTAAAAATAACTATCTTCTGATGATTTCTCTCTTGTTTCTTTGGGGTATAGGTAGGCTTTGTCGTGTTTCTTCGTGATTTCTTTGTGGGTCAAAGGCATAAGAAACTCCATATTGAATGTATTTCTTATACCATTATACTCCTTTTTGGGATACTGTCAAGTTTTTTATTCCAAAATGGAAGGTTTTTATAACATATCACAAATTGAGGACATAAAAAAAGACCGCCAAATTAATGACAGTCTATTATCTAACAAAGCGTTACACATGGATGCCATAAAGCTTGGCACCAGTGAACTTACACGTTAACTGTAACAATAAAACTAAAGAACTTGGAAACTACACTGGTCTTTACGTTACCCACGGTAAAAGGTACTTGGCCAGGGGCCAGTGAAATTTCCCATCAGGGATAGCTACCCTGTTGATGATAGCCAAGAAAAAGAAAATTGCAAATGAGCAGTAGACCAACTGCTTTATCAAATTGGGTACATTTGCATTTCTTTTCCGTAACTATCACCCAACAACCATTAACTCGGTTGCTGGCGCGTCAGTAATCGTTCAATTATAAGGAAAATCTTATGTTTGAACTTAAACTGACAGTGAGAATTCCTATAGATAGAATATTGCAAGCTGTACAACTTGTGATTTATCTATGGATGCTACTCACTTAAAAATGGTGGGCTGGGTCTATGGCTCGGCCCATCATATTTAATAAAACCCCAGTTAACAAATCGCTACACCTGATTGCCTTCGGCAACACGGTGACCTCACACGTTATGTTTAAAAATAAAATGTAAATAAAAAGAGGGAGGCGTTTCTCCTTCTTATCAGTAAATGATAAACCCTATCTACGGAAAGGAGGCCAATCATGCGTAAGTTTATAACTTACATACTGATAGGAAGGCGCTTGTTAGAGAAAGTCACTGTACTAAGCTGGGTCAAAAATTCGTGTTCTTCACAACAAGAACTTTAATAGGAGTACGGCACCTATCGAAAGAATTTTAACATTCAACAACGGCAATCCTTCATTTTTGGGATTGTATACAACCATCCTTGAATGGTTATATGGCGCCTTCCTCTTCTATTTACATTTCAAAGAACATTAACTTAAATAACTCACAAAGGAGCAAATACATGACAAATGTTGAATTAATAGCAGCATCAATGGTACATGAATGTTTCCTAGTTGCACTTGCGATCAAAGAATTTAAGGATGAACCCTTTAAGTTTGTCTTTGAAGACCAGTATTTTGAAATGATAAAAAAGTCTCAAGCTGATCCTTCTTATACGAAAGAACACTTTAACGCTATGAAGGTAGTCTTTGACAGGATCATTATACGGTTTAAGTGATCTTATATATGACCATGTTGCTTTTTGCATAATTTTAACCTTAAAATCACATAACAAAGCGTTACACATGGATGCCAAAGCTTGGCACCAGTGAACTTACACGTTAGCACTACATAAAATAATAACAAATAATAATGACACTTGATAAGTCCCCATACGAAATAGCTTAATGCCTAGAGGAAAACGGTCTTGAAAAGACACTGTCTTATCTGGCTGACGGCAGCTACGGACAACCATCCGATGAATTTTATCAAGTAGTAAAAACATGGTGTGACAATAAATCTTCATTATCAAATAACCTTAATTCTAAAGAGTCAATTAATTTAGCACGAGAAGCCAATGAAACGGCCAAGCGTTCCAATTCTATAGCATTAGAGGCCAACGTTTTAGCATCTAAGGCAGATTCACGAGCATCTAAGGCTAATATTATAGCCATAATTGCAAGTGCTATTGCACTTACAACATTAACAATCCAAATATGGCCGTATATAAAATCAATAATCTCTATCATATTTGAACCTAACGTTTAAACTGAGTAGATAATTGAGCAGTTCCGCACAAGTGATTTGTTGTATACATAATTAAACCTCAAACAAAAGGAGACATGCGATGCCTAAAAAAAAGATTATTGATGCAAAAGCAGATCCAAAAGGTAACATCACTAAAGTAAAAATAGAAGGCAACACAACATTCACTCCCTTAAAAAAAGCTATCGAGATGGCTGAAAAAGGCCAAATAGATGCCGTTGCGGTTCATCCTAAAAATGCAAAAAGTCATCTACGCACAAGACCAGACAGTAAAGAAAAAAACAATCTTGACTATATGGCTGAAGATAAATAGGTACTCCAACCATCAATCTCAACATCTTTCAGTTTTATACCTCTACTAAAATCGTCTGGATTTTTATAGAGACGCAATATAGCTAGATCTTTTACAATACTTTTTATTGTGTAAACAAAGCACGAAGAACCAATAAATATGTACTTCACAATCAACCTCCTTGTGCTAACCTCTCACTTGAGCCGACTGCTTAAGCAGCACCTCAGTTTATACGTTAATAATAGCATATAAGATAATAATTACAACCCCTTATCTTCCCATTGGTTCAATTGGTCTGGGCATTATATCTGGTTCTTTTTCATTCCCTTCACCGTTATATATAGCATATCTCAGCATCATAATACCAGCTCTTATTGCATCGAGTAAGTCATCACGAACCTTTATAATCTTACCATTCACCCTGTGATATTGTCTTCGTTCATCCATTAGGTCGTGTTGTCCTTTGAATACTCTAAATCTACCCTGTCTTGATCTTGTGTTTATCTGCATTATACCAGCTTCAACAGATATACCACCTTCAAGCCATGTGGCATGTTCCCAAAGCATATTAAAACCAGCGTTTACATAGTGTTGTTTAAGCTGGATAGAATCGTCACGGGCCTTTTCCATGTGTAATCCATCATGAGGCCAAGCAACGGGGTAATTACCAACCCACGACTTGACAGCACCCCAAGCATCATTGGCACTAACACCAACAGCTTTCCATGAATTAGTTACATATATTATATCATTGTCAAGGTCTATTGAAAGTTTAACGAAAGCCTGTGGATGCGCACCACTTCCCATACCACCGAAGTCACAACAAACAATGGTCTTCCAGAAATCAGGTATCTCTATTGGTTCACACTCTATAACGTCATCAGATACATCAA